GTTGTGGGGAAGTCTTGAGACGCTTAAGAACAGCCTTGCGACAGCGTTTGCACCGATTCTTAGTGTAGTAGCACCAATTCTTAGCAAATTCATTGACATGCTTTCAACAGCTGCAAGTTATGTAAGTATGTTCTTCTCATTCTTGTCCGGAAAGAGTACATACACGAAAGCAATCGCAGTACAAAAAGATTATGCCGGAAGCCTTAAGGATACGGCAAGCGGTGCGAAAGATGCAGCGGACGGAACAAAAGAAGCTACGGAAGCTGCGGAAGAGTACTTATCGCCACTTGATGATATCAATAAAATGGATAAGCAAGACTCAGGAAACGGTTCTGGTGGATCCGGTGGTGGTGGAGGTGGTGACGGTGGTGGTAGTGGTTCCGGACCACTGTTCGAAGAAGTACCAATTGACAATAAGTTTGCATCCTTGCTTGATTCCGTATTGGACAAGCTGAAACAGATCAGAGACATCTTTATGGATGGTTTCTGGGATGGACTTGGAGATTACAAGCCAGTACTTGAAGAACTGAAGAAAGACCTTAAGTCTATCGGAGAACACATCAAAGATATCTTCACAGATAAAAATGTTCAGGAAGCAGCTAAGAGATTCGCTACATTGTTCATTTATAACATGGGCAAAACAGTAGGCTCATTTGTTTCGATTGGGTTAACAATAGCAGCAAATGTTGTTGGAGGTATTGAAAGCTACTTAGAAGAGAATACAGACAGAATCAAGAAGTGGCTTGTGAGGATGTTCGATTTAGGCTCAGAGATTTCCATAATTGTAGGAAATTTAAGTGCAACAATTGCAGAGATATTCCAACAGACATTCGGATCACAGACAGCACAGAACATTACTGGCAATATTATTGGCATATTTACCACAGCGTTCGGAGAAATTATTCTACTTGCCACAAGCTTTGCAAAAGATGTAATGGATGCGATTGCAACACCTATCATCGAGAACAAAGATAAGATTATTGAAGCTATCAATAACACGCTGAAACCAATAGAGGAGATTACTCAATCTATAGAAGACTTCGTACAGAAGTTAGCAGATAAGCTGACGGAACTGTATGATGAGCATATAGGACCGTTTATCAATGATGTTGGAAGTGGCTTATCAGAAATAGGTGGAACACTTCTTGATACCTATAACCAGTATATCGCACCGATTCTTGATCAGTGGGCGCAGAAGTTCGATGAAGTCTTAAACGGACCAGTGGGCGATGCAATTGACCACATCATTGACGAAATTGGAAGGCTGATTGATGGACTTAATTGGCTGTGGAATAACGTACTTATTCCTCTTATACAGTGGTTGATAGAGAACGTGATTCCAGTACTTGCACCTATAGTGGCATGGATTGGTGATACGCTTCTTTCCATTGTTGCCAGCGTAACTGGAATGGCAGATAGCGTTCTCAAACAGCTTGATGGAATCATCCAGTTTTTAACAGGAGTTTTCACTGGGGATTGGGCGCAAGCATTGAGTGGGATCTTGTTATACGTTGAAGGATTTAAGCAGAACATTAATATTATCTTCAATTTTATCAAGAATCAAATACTTGATCCGCTGTCAAAATGGCTTGACGGAGTATTCAAGGTGGATTGGGTAAAAGACTTTGGTGTAATTGGAGATTACATGAATGCATGGCTTGCGAATATTCAGAACATTGTTGCAGCTGTGAAACAGGCATTTAGCGGAATCGTTGATTTTGTAAATGGTGTCTTATCAGGAGATTGGCAACAGGCATGGGATGGTATCAAGAATATCTTCGGTGGTGCTTGGAATGGCATGTTAGCAATCATCAAATCTCCAATTAACGGAATCATCGGATTGATGAACGGACTCCTTAGAGCTGCACAGATCATGCAGAATGGCGTTGCTAATGCACTGAACAAAATGAACATATCAGTTCCATCATGGGTTACATCATTAACTGGAGTATCATCCATCGGATTCCATATATCAAAATGGAGTGCTCCACATATCCCTTACCTTGCACAGGGTGCGGTTATCCCACCGAACAAAGAGTTCATGGCAGTACTTGGTGATCAGAAGAGTGGTAACAACATCGAAGCACCTGAGAGTCTTATACGCAAGATTGTAAGGGAAGAAACCGGAAACAGCTCACGCAAGATTGAAGTACCGGTATATCTGAACCGTAGACAGATTGCGAAGGCTGTACTTGAAGAAGGAAAGAACATGAGAACACAGACGGGAAGAAATCCGTTTGAAATGGCTTAGGAGGTAGAATATGGCACAGAACTATTTAAAATTCGGCTCATTCACAGCACCAGATGTGGATGAGGACGGATATCAAATTTCATTCGCTACTACCTCTACAGAAAACTCAGGAAGAACCATGAGGGGAAATATGAAAAACTCCCCTCTCTTCACAATAGAAGCTTATGAGCTGAAATGGAGTGACATTAAGGTAAGTGACGCAAGCAAAATTCTCAAAGAGGTTATGGGAAAGAGCGGATTCGACTTTTTCCACCTTAACATTTATGAGGATAAATGGGAAACCAAAAGGTTTTATGCAGCAAACTTTAATGCTCCATGTGTAAGTTTAGTAGAAGGAGAAGAGAAACTGGATGAGTTGAGTTTTCAAGTAACATCGGAAAATCCAGTGTTATAGATTTCACCGGATATCGTTAGAGATATTCGCTGACCTTAAATAGTTAGAGGTAGATTTAATGAAGAATGTAAGCAACGAATTCAAAAACATCATAAAGTCAGGCGGTCCGTTCTATGCTTACGCATCGATTACACTGAAAAACGGTGAGAAGTTAGTCCTTGATTCGGAGAATGATTTTTTTATCAGCGGAAATGGGTATACAGAAGATGGAGGTGACGGATTCCCTTTGGGATCCGCACTCTCCAAATCTATCACATTGGTTATTGACAACCTAGATGAGAGATATTCTAACTATGATTTCTATTACGCACAAATATCACTGCATACAGAAGCAGACGTAAGCAGCGGAACAGAAAGACTCTTAGAAGGAACATTCACAGTCCTTGAACCAACTGCTGTCGGTGATACGATTGAGCTTGTTGGATATGATGATATGCATAAAGCAGACATTGATTTCAGTTCAAAGCTATCTTATCCAACTACTGCCGGACAACTCTTAAGAGAAGTATGTAACACATGCGATATATCTCTTGGAAGTCCAACATTTAAGAATCAGGATTATTCTATCAAGAACGCACCGGAAAAGGTGACTTGTCGAGAAGTAATCGGATACATTGCACAGATTGCTGTTGGAAATGCGATTATCCAGAATGGAACGCTTACGATTAAGAGCTATGATTTTTCACCAATAGCAAATATCACAAAAAAAGCAGATTTGAAAGAAGGGTCCGGATACTGCATATTAGAGGATTATCCAACGGATCCTGATATCGGAACAGACCCGGTTACAATCACTGGAATTGCGACCACAAAGAAGGAAGAAAACAAGAGTACAATACTGTTAAGAGGTACTGAGGACTATGCATTGGAAATCACGAATCCTCTTATTGAAGGGAACGAAGAGGAAGCTCTACAGCTGATTGGTGAAGTGCTGATCGGTTCACACATGCGGTCATTCAGTGGAGAATTCTTCCCGGATCCTACGATTGAATTTATGGACCTTGTGTGCGTTGTGGATAGAAAAGAAAAAGTATATCCAACATTTGTCACATCCAATGAATTCAATTATCTTGGAAACAGTCAATTGTCATGCGGTATTAAAGACCCGGAACGTCAGAAGAGTACATACTACAGCGAAGCTACAAAAATATATGAGCAAGTGAAAAAGGATGTACAAAATACCAAGACAGAGTTTGAAGAAGCTGTCGAGAACCTTAATAAGACACTTGAGAATGCATCTGGAATGTATGCTACAGAAGTTACTCAACCGGACGGAAGCATGATAACATATATCCATGATAAGCCAACAGTAGAAGAATCGAAGAATGTAATTAAAATCACATCTGAAGCCATTGGTATCTCGAATGATGGTGGTAAGACATATCCTTATGGATTATTTCTTACTGGTGATTTGATTACAAGGATTCTATACACTGTTGGAATTAATGCAGATTACATCAATTCAGGATCAATTATTGTTAAAGATAAGAACGGAAATATCACTTTTTACGCTGATACAGAAACCGGAAGAGTAGTTATTAACGCAGAATCAGTAACTATAACAGGAAAGTCTGTTAGCGAAATAGCTGGTGAAAAAGCGGATGAAAAAGTTGATAACTTTGTGAACAATGTTTACAAATCGGATCAGGAATCAGTACAGAAACAAATAGACGGAAAAGTTGAAACTTGGTTGCAGCCAACCGACCCTTCCGTGAACTGGGGCGAAACATCAGAAACAGAATGGAGTGACATTGACGGAAGTCCTATTAAAGACGTTTCCGGGAATTCAATTCTATTAACTGTTGAAAGTGGTAAAGCTCTTCACGAAGGAGACCTGTGGAAAAACAGTGATACAAATGTGGAATACAGGTATCAAGATGGCCAGTGGGTTGAAATGAAAGTACCGGATGAAGTCTTCGATGAAATTGACGGTAAAGCTCAGATATTCGTGGAAACTCCATATACACCTTATAGAGTTGGTGACTTGTGGTTTGACAGTGACACATCAGACATTATGACCTGTACAACAACGAGGTTGACAGGAAGTTTCGTATCTTCCGATTGGGAAAAACGTAATAAGTATACGGATGATTCTGAACTGAATTCTTTCGTAACAGCTGTGTATGACCCATCTATTGCAAAACTACAGGCGCAGATAGACGGACAGATTGAAACTTGGTACTACGATTACGAGCCGAGCTTACAGAACGAACCAGCGGTGAATTGGACAACCACTGAGGAACGCAAACAGCATGAAGGTGACTTGTTCTACTGGAAATCCAAAGGATATGCTTACCGGTTCTTGCAAGATGGCGCAGCATGGAAATGGCAATTATTGCAAGATGCCGACATTACGAAAGCACTTGCAGCTGCGGAGAAAGCACAGGATACAGCAGATCATAAGCGTAGAGTCTTTGTAGTGACTCCACAGCCACCTTACGACATAGGTGACCTTTGGGTACAGGGTGATGGTGGTGACATCATGCGTTGCTGTGTTGCAAGAAGTGAATCGGCTTCTTTCTCGGCATCAGACTGGGAAAAGGCATCAAAGTATACGGACGATACAAGAGCCAATGAGGTACAGAAAGAGCTGGAAACAGTCAATAAGGACTTGCAGAATCAGATTGATGGCAAGATTGAGACATACAATCAATCTGCTGATCCGGCAGCTTCATGGACGTCAGCTGAACTGAAAGCAAAGCATACTGGCGACTTATGGTACAACTCAAAAACCGAAGAAACAATGCGTTGGAACGGTTCAGCGTGGTCAAAGTTAAGTGATGCGGATGCGAAAGCTGCAAAGAACCTTGCTGTCACAAAGAAACGTGTATTCAGCGTAACTCCTTATCCACCTTATGATACAGATGATTTATGGGTGCAAGGTACAAACGGTGACTTGATGCGATGCGTGACCTCACGTCAGAGCGGAGAGTATGTCGCATCTGATTGGGTCAAGGCTACCAAGTACACAGACGATTCCGCAATCAATAACTTTGTTAAGAATACTTATGCTGCCGACCTTGAGAATATCAAGAATCAGATTGATCAGAAGATAGAAACTTGGTTCCAACCTACTGACCCGTCACTTAATTGGACTGGAAAAGAAACACAGCCTCTTTGCGATATAAACGGGAATGAAATTTTAGATGTTAGTGGAAAAAATATCACAATCACTGTGGAAACCGAGAAAGCAACTCATGAGGGTGACTTGTGGAAGAATTCCAAAACTGGTGATGAATACATCTACAGAAGCGGAAATTGGGAAGAAATGCCAGTTCCAGACTCTGTATTCGATGAGATTGACGGTAAAGCGCAGATTTTCTCAACACAGCCAAAGCCACCGTATAGCGTGGATGATTTGTATTTTACTGGAAATGATATCCTTGTCTGCCTAAAGGACAGAGAAACTGGTGAGTATGTAGCAAGTGATTGGCAGAAGAAAGATAATTATACAGACGATTCTACAGTAACGGACTTCATCGAAAACATTTATGATCCGAAAATTGAAGATATCCAAAATCAGATTGATGGAAAGATTGATACGTACTATTACGATTATGAGCCTGCGAATTCAAACCATCCAGCATCTGAGTGGACTACAGCTTACGAAAGACAGAAGCATGTTGGTGACCTCTTCTTTTGGAAGAACAAAGGTTTCACTTACCGCTATATGAAAGTCGATACATCTTATCAGTGGGTGAGAGTGAAAGATGCAGACATCGTATCTGCGATGGAAACAGCATCAAAGGCGCAAGATACCGCAGACGGTAAGAGAAGAAACTTTATTACAACTCCTGTGCCACCTTATGATGTTGGCGACCTTTGGACGCAAGGAGACACTGGTGACTTGATGAGATGTCAAACCGCAAGAGCTAGCGGCAACTATGTTTCTTCTGATTGGACGAAAGCCACTAAGTATACTGACGATTCAGCTGTAGAAAAGCTAAACAAATCTCTGACTTCCGAAGAAGTGTTTAACAGACTTACTGATAACGGGAAGAAACAAGGGATATATATGCAAGGCGATCAGTTGTATATCAACTTCTCTTATGGCAAGGGCGGTACACTTACATTGGGAGGTGTAAACAATGAAAATGGCTCAATACAGATACTAGATGCCATAGGAGCGGAAGTTGGTAAATGGGATAAAGATGGACTGAACATCAAAAAAGGCTCGATTTATGGAAGCACGATATATTTAGATAAAGAAAAAGCGTATGCGCTCATCGTTGGCCGTAACAATTCGAAAGAAATATTCACTATCGGAAGCATGGGGATGCATATTGATAATACTAATATGGGACTTCTCGCATCAGACAGTATGGTTGTTGACCTTATGGGCGGTTGGTTTCATGGTTTGAGAATGAAAGCATCTAATAATGGAAGGGGATACGGTTCTTCAATTTCCCCAGAATGCTTCTCTATTGGATGGGCTGAGGATTTACAAGGATGGTCTGATGCAATGTCAGAAGTGAAATCGTACACATTCAGCATTAGCGAGAACTCAACAGGTTGCCTTTCAATTAGAATTAATGGAAGTAGTTACATTAATGATTATGTAGATATAAGCCCAAGAGAAATAAAAACAACTGGAACTAAAAACCGTGTTGTTCCAACAGAGAATTATTCGAACAGACTTCAATATTGCTACGAAACAGCTTCGCCAATGTTTGGAGACATCGGTGAAGGAATTACTGATGAGAACGGTGAATGTATCGTTGAAATCGGAGATATCTTCACGGAAACCGTAACAACACGCATTGAGTACCAGGTATTCTTGCAGAAAGAAGGGAAAGGAGATTTGTGGATTGAAAAGAAGGAAGAGAATTACTTCATTGTGCACGGAACTCCGAATCTGAAATTTGCATGGGAACTGAAAGCAAAACAGAAAGATTACGAATATGTAAATCTTGAGGAAGATGTTGACAGGGAAGAAAAATTACCTGAAAGCCCTGAGAACATATTAAACGCGGAACTAGAAACCTTGATTAAGGAACAGGAGGAACTTTTAAATGAAACAGCTTAGTGGTTTTTCAATTTTAAATGTAAATGGAATGGACAGAGCTACATTTACTTATGACGAGATTGACGAGAGCGGAAATCTTGTATCGCACAACAATAAGAAATCGTTCTATATCGTTGATGCTGAACTCAAAACTCATGTAGATGCGATTAGAAAATTTATCACAGTAAACAAGGTTGACGAGGCGTAAGGGCATGAATAATGCTCTTACCCTTTTAATAAATGATTCAATAAAGGAGAATTAATCATGGAATGGACAAAGTACACAACTAAAGAAGCACTGAAAGACAATGATGAGTTAATGATTCTTGACACGGACGGTAAAGCAAACAAGCGTACACTGATGGACAAGATATGGAATTATGTTGTGGACAAGATGACTACGGCAGTTATCGCAAAGTTAGGAACAACTAACAAGACTTTGATCGGGGCAGTTAATGAATTAAATAGCAATAAGATTACAAAGGAAAGACTTTCAACAGCTAATGGGATTGGTAAAATTCATATTCCATATAACATTGAAGGAGTCTTGTTGGCAAACATAAGTGATTACAACACGCCTTGCTTTGCTGAACAGAGCTTATATATCATAGGAGTTTCTAAAGCACACCAAGGAGTAAAGTTTGAAAAAATTCACGGAACTAAAAATTATATAAAAAGCATTTCTCAGTCCAATGGATTCTTGAATTTTACTTTCACTCAAGATACGATATTATGTCGAATCGTCTTTATCGGTGAGTAAATAGCAAGACACAATCTGGTACAACTGGAGCTGTAGAAATTGCAGCAAACAGTACGCAAACAGTGGATGTCGTTTTTAAAAAGCCATTCAATATCATACCGACAGTCGTGTGTACTTTGAAAAGTGGCTCAAACATTGCTACGTATGGTGATTTGACTGCGTTTGTAGATTACGCTTCTGTAACAAAAAATGGCTTTACAATAAAGCTTTCAAACGCTTGTACCACATCAGGTGCAAAACCAAGCATTTCTTGGATTGCAACCGTATCCTAAAATAACAAAAGCGTGATTTTTAACCGTATACACTCCCTATTTCATTACCGACACGACTTTTTGAAAATACATCATTTTTACATATCTGCAAAACATAAATTCAGTAAAAAATAGCATAGCAAACAAGCCATCGAGAAATGACTTTTAAAAAATCAATATTGAGTCAAGTTAGCTTACGCTATATAGCGTCTGAAAGATGCTTTTACATTAGATTCACTTACAGTGACGTACATCATGGTTGTATCCGGCTTTTGGTGTCCGGCATAAGCCTGAATCTCTTGTAGCGGTATTCCTCTACTTCCAGCATCCGTGAGTAGGGTTCTTCGGAACTTATGCGGATGCGCATGAATATCTGTTTTTTTACCTAGTTTCGACAGCATTGACCATATAGCTTCCTTTCCCATTCGATTATGTGGTTTTCGATTTGATACAAATAACGCTGGATTCATATCATCCCTTGACATAAGGTACTTCTTGAGATGATATGCGCATTCATCCGTCAGATACACTTTTCTCTCTTTCTTTCCCTTTTCTCCGTAAATGATTACTTCCTTGTTTCCCCAATCAATATCACTGCGGTTCAGAGCTGTTACCTCACCGATACGTGCTGCTGTGGAGTACAGGAACTCCATAATTGCCACATCTCTCTGACTCTTAGCATTGCAACGTAGATGCTCCCTCTCTGCGGATGTAAACGGCTTTTTGATGCGCTGTGGCACTTTCATGTGCTTAATGCGTCTCATTGGATTTTTGCTTATGAATCCCTCGTCAGAAAGCCATCCAAAGAATGATGAAAAGTATCTTCTAAGCGTGTCCATGTACGAGATAGACACTTTCCTTGTCTCCTGATACATAGCAAGGTAGTAGCGGATATCGTTTGTGGTTATGTCCTCAAATCTCTTGTTGAGATAGTTGACTAGCTTGGTTACACAGTCCACATAGCGGTCAATCGTACCTTGTGAGCAGTTCTCCAAGCGTTTACTTGCAATGAACAATTTGAGAATCTTATCCCAGTGAGATTGACTTGTTACCAATGAGGTACATTCCTCTTGAAGCTTAACTCCGTGGAACGAAATATACAGCACATTCTCCAATTTGTGCATCTGTTCCTCGGTCAGTTCCTCTTGCATCATGTTTACAACATTTTTGATTATCATGTTAATGTCTTTTTCCATAAAAACACCCCTTTCTAAGCCAATTATGACCCAAAAAGAGGTGAAATTAAATGCTTTATTTCAGTTCATGAAATAGGGAGTGTATACGGTTAAAAATCACGCTTTTGTTATTTTAGGATACGGTTGCAATCCAAGAAATGCTT